CGCCTGGGCCGAACTACGCCAACGACACCCCATCCCACCACCGGCAACAGCACCGGACGGGTGGCCCACCGGCACCGTGTATCACCACGCCACCATCCCCAACCTGGGGGAAGCCATGATCCTGCCCGCCCACCTACGCCATGAAGGAGCCCAAGTATGAGGACCAACACCATCCGGGTCGGCCCGTTCCCGGTGTTCTTCGGCAACGTCAACGAGGAGATGGGGTTACGCGGCCACTACCATCACGCCACCATCACCCTGGTGTACGGGTACACATCCGGGGATCATGGGTACCCGGTGTTCAAGGACACCAACGACGCCATCCGCCGCGAACTGCAACACTTCACCAAAGGCATCTTCCGCAACGCCACCAACGAAGTGGTGTTGGAACGGCTGTTCGACCACTTCGCCGGTTTCTTCCCACCGGAATGGCACCAATGGGGCGGGGCGTACTGGCTGAACTCAGCCGAACTGGCCATCAACGGGGTGTGGGATGACATTGGCCATGATGCCGGCGTCGGCGTCTACACCACCAGCGTCGTGGTGGACACCCGCACCGACACCCGCATCATGCTGGGAGGCGTCCTGTGATCTTCACCATCGGTAAGACGTTCACATTCGCCGCCAGCCACCAACTGACCGGCGTCCCCGACGGCCACCAATGCGCCCGCCTTCACGGCCACAACTACGCCATCACCCTGACCATCACCGCCGACCACCTCACCGGCCCCGGATGGGTGAAGGACTACGGCGACCTGGCCCCGTTCGGTGTCTACCTGGACGACCATTACGACCACCGCCACCTCAACGACGCCGTGGACTTCAACCCCACCGCCGAACAGTTAGCCGCACACCTGGCCAACTGGGCTGTCACCAGTGGTGTGGTGCCCCCCAATACCATCACCGTCACCGTCACCGTGAACGAATCACCCAAGACCACGGCGGCGTGCACCATCCGCCTGGGGCAACAAGACCGGGACCTGGTATGACCGTTCCCCTAGACATCGGCGTCCAAGGGTCATTGCCCACCTGTGAAGTGTTCGGACCCGTCACCCAGGGGGAAGGCCCCCACACCGGCCTGCGGGTGGGGTTCCTGCGCCTGGGCGGCTGCAATCTTGCCTGCACCTGGTGTGACACCCCCTACACCTGGGACAACACCCGGTACGACCTGGCCGAGGAGAACCCTGCCGCCGACTGGAAAACCACAGCGGTGAAGGTGAACGCCCTGGACTGCGACACCATCATCCTCACCGGGGGTGAACCACTCATCCACCAACGCACCCAAGCCCTCCGCCTGCTGCTGACCACCATCACCGCCCAAGTGCATATGGAAACCAACGGCACCATCCGACCGGACAACTGGATTGCTGACCGCATAGCGCACTGGTCGGTGTCCCCGAAACTGGGCAACTCCGGGGACCCGGCCAAACGGAGACTGAAACCGAAAGCGTTGGAATGGTTCGCCCAGGCCTGCCACACCAGATCATGCGCGTTCAAGTTCGTTGCCGAAACACCAGCCGACCTGGACGAAGCCGACGACCTCGTCAACCGTTACTTCATCCCCCGCCAGTCAGTGTGGATCATGCCGGAAGGCCGCGACACGGCCACCATTCTGGACCGCGCCCGCATCCTGGAATCCCACATCCTGAGCCGCAGGTTCAACCTGTCACTACGGCAACACGTCCTCCTCCACGGCGATGAAAGGGGCTGGTGATGACAACCCCCCCAAACATTGGTGTGCATGTGGAAGACACATTGGCCGCCGCCGACCTGCCCGTTCACGACTGGGACCTGGCCGAAGCCGGTATCCGCGCCCTGTTGCGGCTGTGCGGGGAAGACCCGAACCGCCCCGGCCTGGCCGACACCCCCACCCGTGTCGTCCGGGCGTTCCTTGACCTCACCACTTCCGACGCCGACCCCACCGCTCTCCTGTCAGTCATCTTCGATGATGCCGGGCCGATCGATGAGATGGTGGCCGTTGGCCCCATCACGTTCACCAGCCTGTGCGAGCACCACCTGTTGCCGTTCACAGGTAGGGCGTGGGTTGCATACGTCCCCCATACCGGGGTGGTGGGCTTGTCCAAGATTCCCCGCCTGGTCGACCACTACGCCAGAAGGCCACAAGTACAGGAACGGTTGACAGCCAACATTGCCGAAGCCCTCCGCGGTGGTGTACCAAACCTGGGTGTCGGTGTCATGCTGAACGCCACCCACACATGCGCGTCGATGCGCGGCGTGAAGAAGGAGGCACCCATGACCACCACCGCCCTGTACGGGGTGTTCAGGGAAGACCCGGCCGCACGCGCCGAGTTCCTGTCATGGGCTAGGGACACACAATGAGTGGGGGCCGCAACCGCAACGAACCCATGCCACCAGGGGGCAACGAATCCCCCGCCAAATGGGAGCAGGCGCAGAAAGCGGTGGCCCTCCGCGCCGCAGGCCACACCTACCGCGAAATAGGCAGAGCCCTGGACATCGACCACACATGGGCACGAACCCTGTGCCTCCAATGGTTGGATGACATCAAACATGAAGGGGTGGCCAACCTGCGGGAGCAGGAAGGGGGCCGCCTGGACCGCTTGCAAACAGCGGTGTGGGGGGCCGCTGTCAGTGGGGACATTCGGGCTGTCACCACCGTCCTCCGCATCATGGAACGCCGCTCCCGCCTATTCGGGTTGGACGCCCCCGTGCAAGTGGCCGTCACCGGCGACATTGACACCCAAATAGCGGAGTTGGTCGCCCAGTTGCAAACCAACGATGCCCACTGACACGTTCTGGGTGCACCAGCCGTATGACGTCAAGTTGGCGTTCCTGCGGCGGTTGCAACGCATGGTGTGGCAAGACTTCTACGAGCACGGGGCCAGACCGCAACAGAAACCCCCCCACGGCACAGATTGGGAGACGTGGTTGATCCTGGCCGGTCGCGGGTTCGGTAAGACCCGTTCCGGGTCGGAGTGGGTGTGGCGGCAAGCCGAGGAGTACGGCACCGACTCACGGGGGGCGCTGATTGCACCAACCGCCGCCGATGTACGCGACGTCATGGTGGAAGGGGAGTCCGGTGTGCTGGCGTGCTCCCCACCGGACTTCCGCCCCACCTACGAACCATCCAAACGCCGCCTCACATACCCCGGTGGAGCCCAGCAGTTCCTCTACTCCGCCGACGAACCAGACCGTTTGCGTGGACCCCAACACCACTACGGGTGGATCGATGAGTTGGCGGCCATGAAACGCGGCCAGGAAATGTGGGACATGTTCTCGTTGGGGTTGCGCCTACCCGGTGTGCTACCGCCCCGCGCCCTCATCACCACCACCCCCAAACCGTACCGGTGGCTGCGGGACATCATGGGTGAGGCGTCCACCATCACCACCGGGGGCTCCACCTACGAAAACCTGGACAACCTGGCCCCCACCTTCCGCAAACGCATCCTGGCCCGCTATGAAGGCACCCGCCTGGGGCGGCAGGAGTTGCACGCCGAACTCCTTGAAGATGTGGAGGGGGCGTTGTGGTCCCTGTCCATGTTTGACGCCGCCCGCATGGCCGACGTCCCACCCCTAGGCCGCATCGTTGTGGCCGTGGACCCGGCCGTCACATCCGGCCCTGACTCTGACGAAACGGGCATCATTGTGGCCGGCACCGTCCTGGGGTCAGTACCCACCGAGTTCGCTGTCCTGGCCGACCGGTCCGGACGTTACTCCCCCCAAACGTGGGGGGAACTGGCCGGTCGCACCGCCGACGAATACGGTGCCGACGCTATCGTGGCTGAGACAAACCAGGGCGGTGACCTCGTGAAAGCAACCCTTGCCCTTGCCGCACCGTGGGCCAGATACAAACCCGTTCACGCCCGGGACTCCAAACGGGTCCGCGCCGAACCCGTCGCCGCCCTGTACGAGCAGGGACGTGTTCACCACGTTGGTGCGTTGCCGCTTCTGGAAGACCAGATGACAACATGGGTGCCGGATCAGGGCAAGTCACCTGACCGGGTGGATGCCCTGGTGTGGGCGGTCACCGACCTGGCCAACTCCGATGTGCCGAAGGCCCGAAGGGTCAGAACGTGAGGAACCAGTGAGCGACACCGACCTCATCGCAACAGCCGGGAAAGCCCTGGCCAACCGGGAACTGCAGGCCAGGTACCTTTACTATCTGGGGAAGCAGCCACGCATCTGGGTGACCCCCAAACTGCGGGCCATGTTCCGCACGTTGGCCGATTCGATGAATGAGAACTACTGCGACCTGGCCGTCCACTCCCGCACCACCCGCATGGAAGTCACCGGCTGGGAAGGCACAGGTGCCGCCGCCGCCGAGAAACTGTGGGATGACACCCGCATGGGCAAACGACAAGCCGACCTGTACCGGTGGGGACTGGTGTACGGCCACACCTACCTGATCGCCGCTGAGGAGGACGGGGGACCAGTCCTGGCCCCGCAACGCCCCACCATTCTGTGGCACCGCCCCGACGCAGAAGACCCCACCAATGTGGAGGTCGCCGTCAAATACTGGTTCACCCGTGGGTTCTGGCGGGCCACCATCTATGACGAGAACGAGATCCGCCGCTACGTGTGCCCCCAGGTGGGGCAGAAACCAACCAAACGCCCTGACGCCAACTCATTCATGCTGGATGAGGAGGAGCCGGGTGGGCCGCACGGCTTTGACCGTGTCCCTGTCATCCCGGCGTACCCGTTCGGTGCTGAAGCACCCTGCCTCATCGACACCATCAGCCCAGTGCAGGACCGCATCAACAAGATTGGCGCCAACAAGTTCATCGCCGCCGAGTTCGGCGCGTTCCGCCAAAGAGTGTTCTTCACCCGGCAAACCAT